AGAGAAAGCGTTATACTATCTCTTATTATTATAACTTGAAGTACTACCAATAATATTATAACCTCAAAGCGAATAGAATTAAAAAAGAGGGTGTTGGGTGGATAAAATCGCAAGAGTAGTAGTCGGATCACATTCCACAAAAAATAATAACAAGAAGTACCAAACCCCATTTCCAAAAAAAAACTATTATAAAGTACCAAATAGTACTTATATTATAATATGGACAAAATAGCCCAAATAACGAAGAAACCGAACAAAGTAATGGCAATAGAGCTTTATGCTAATAATCCTGGCATTACAGCTAAAGATGTGGCTCAACAAATGGGTGTTAGCACAGCTTGTGTATATAAATGGAAACAAGATGCAGAGTTTAACACCAAGATCTACGAGAGGTATGAGGAGCTTGTAGTAGGAGAGCTACCAAGTATAATGAAAAGTATGGTCAGGGAAGCTAAAGAAGGTAGTGTAAATGCGGCTAAGTTTGTATTTGAGGCACTTGGTAAGTACCAAAAGCAAATCAATGTTACGATAGATAGTCCTTTTGAGAAGTTTTTAAAGAAAGTTGATGATGTAGAAGAGGCAGAGATTGTTGATGGTGAAATAACCGAAGTGTTTGAAAATGCACCTATTGATCAGGATTTACCACCTAGAAAGCCTAAGATAAGTGATGCTCAAGATAAGATACTTACTAATAAGGTTATAAAAAAAGAGATGAAAAAGTTATCTCGTAATGAGAAACGTAAGATCTGGTATAAGTGGAAGAGAAGGGCAGAAGCAGTTGGAATAGAGCCATTAAAGGCTAAACGACCTACTAAACTACAACGAAAAGAATGGGAAGAGTCTATTATTAAAGCAGAACAATCAATCTAAATCCATTAGGATTTCTTCTAATCTATCAAATCTATTATCTAATTGTGTTTCTATTTTAGCTACACTTACTTTAAGGTTAGTTATATCGCCTTCATTTTTTTTAACAGTTTTAATTGTATTCGCTTGTTCTTTTTCAACATTTTGAATTTTTGTTTGAGTAGATCCTTGAGTGAATATAAAAGTACCTATTATAGTTACTCCTGTTAATATTGTTCCTAATGAAATCTTTTTATCAATCATCGTTCATTCCTCCACGTTCCATCATTCTTAAAAATTTGTCTTTTAATCCATTGCCAGAGAGTCTTGCGATGATTTCTACTTGTGCTTTAAATATACCATTTAACTTCTTTTGTTCCATTTGTACTTTTTTTTGCTGATCTATCAGCTTAATAATAATACCTTCCAACCTCTTGAAGTCTTGGTCTAACTCTGTCATTAGAGTTTCTTGTATGAATCGGTTCTGTTTCCATATAAAAAATCCGAATGCTATCGTCATTGCAACTGGTATTCCAAATTGCTCCAGTATCTGAAAAATATCCATTGTTCTCCACTATGCTATTCCCATAAAGGGTATTGTTCCTTCACCTATTAATTTACACATTTGTTTATATGTATTAGGCTCTATTTCTACCAAAGTATCTTCTTCTTTATAAAATTGATTTTTATACTGCTCTTCATTTAATTCGCTTACCATAACATCAGTTATAATATTAATCTTTTCATGCATATTAATTATATTTTTAAGCAGAATTTCAATTAGTTCTTTTTCAGACTTTTCCATACTATTTCCTTTGGAGTTTGTTTATCAATAATTTAACGAATTTATCCTTAAATTCCTTAACATTTCTATTTGCCTCCTTTTTTGTGTAACCATCAAATATATTTCTTGAAGGAACATATGGATTATCTAATTGTTTATCAGGATGATTCCAAGTCCAATCATACCCTGATGCGTGTTGATTTACATAAGATACACCTTTTAAACCTTTTTTTGAACCCTCCAAACTATCATGTAGTCTACCTGTTAAAAATAAAGGTCTTTTATCAGTACTATTGTATTTAAAAAGTCTTACATTTTTCTGTATATCAGATAATTCAGCTAATCCATTGTTTTCTTTTTTAATGAATGCTTTTGCAGATTCTGCTAAATTTTGAGATAAATGTATATTTACAGTTTCATTAAGTTTTTTTTGTTTTAATTCTTCAAGAGCTTTATTGATATTAATATTTAATTTTGTATTAATCTTGAATTTCATCTATTTCCTCAATTTGTTCTTCTTCTTCTACTTGAGCCTGATCTGGAGTTTCATTTTTTTCTAATTTTACTTTTGCTTCTTCTAAACTTAAATCTTTATTGTATTCAACCATTAATTCAGCTTTACTTATAAGCCCTAAATTTAATCTATGGTTATCAAGAGCTATTTGATCCTGGACTGTCATTGGATATTCAGGCTCATTAAAATCAAGTTTTAAGCCTTCAGGCATAGAAATATTAAAAGTACTTGCTATTTTCCTCTCAATTTGGTAAATTTCGTGCTCGTATTGTGTCCATAAAGCCAAATCATCCTGATAATCTTCAAAACTTTCTAAATCTTTAATTTTTAATGCTATTCCACTTGGTGTTTCGCCACCATCTTGAGCAAATTGTACAGATAAATGGTTATTTTGTGCTACAAGCTCCATTTGAAACTTAACATTCTCAATAACTTTATCAATATCGCCTGATGGTGACTTTATATCGTAATTTGCATCAGAAGGAAGCTCTAATATAACATCAGAACCAAATCTTTGCCTATTTCCCAGATCAGCACCACTTACAACAGGTTGTCCAAACATTTGAAACCTTAAACCAAGTTGCATCTCTGTCATTGTAATATTTATATGCTCATTAGCACTTACAATGTCGTTTGCTCCCTCGACAAAAAATGAATCACATTGATGCTCTCTATGAGTAAAAGCAAAAGGTAAACAATCATAACCATGCTTTTTTTGCTCTAAAATAGTTCCATTTTCATCAAATATCATATATTCTGATTCATTCCAATGAATATATTGTAATTTATCATCATTAGTTACATCGTCTGTGTAATGCATTAATGGGTAAGATATAGCTACAGGTTTAAAAGGATCGTCACCAAAAAAAGCGTGAAAATAATAAATTGGCTGATAATCAAAGTGAGGCATTTGATCATCAATAAACATTATTCTTACTGCTATTGTTCCAATTAACCTTGTCATTCTTTCTATATGTTTCATTTTTGCATCTTTTAAAACAGAGAGGTCATTATATTTCTTATTAACATTTCTATCTGCACCTATTGTGTAGATTCTTGACATTTTATTTATAAATTTTTTAGTTATATTTGCCTGGTATGCAGGGACTTCTCTAAATGCTTCTAAATCAAATCTATTAGATATGTAATTTTCTGTATTGTTACCGCTATAATAGTCAAGTAACTTATTTACATAATTTTCTCTTTCTTTATGATTATAAAGTTTTAAATTATTTAAAGTTTCTTTTATTATATTTGTTTCTTCGTACATTATCGTTTCCTCACTTTAATTTCTCTGTTTCTAATTGGGAAGTGATTTATAAAAAAATATCTTAATTGATCACATCCATGATCGTGATAACCATCTTTTAATGGTTCTGGTTTTAAATCTTTGCCATCTATAGCTTCAGGATACCTATAACTTTCTAAATCTTCTGCCATACCTATGCAGTTATTATTTAAATGAAGGTATCTCTCTCCGTTAGCGTTTTCTATAAAACTTCTAACATGGTTAATACCTGCCGATATACTTCTTGATGCTTTATCTGTTATAGAATTTACTATTATACCATTCCTTCTAAAAACTTCTATATCTCCAACACCTGATTGGCTAGATGCTTGTAGTCCTGCTGGATCACCATAAAACCTAGTCACACTATAAGGTTTTGACTTTACAATATCTACAAGCTCATCTGTTTTAATATTTGTTTTATGTGCAACCTCATCTATCATATTTATATGCCATTCACCATTTATTCTGTAGGTTTGATACCATCCCACAGATGGCATACGGTAACCAAAATCAATGCTGCAAAAAACAGGAAGGCGAGGATTGTAAGGGTAATACCCAACATCAAGATTTCTATCAAATGGATAAACCCTACCTTCAAAACTCGTAAACTGTGCACCATACTCCTGATCATAAAGTTCTTTAGACATATTCCTTTTTCTTTCAACAAGGAACTGATCTTTTTTACCTGTAGGAAAAGCATATTGATTATCCCAAGACGGTGCTTGGTGTGATTCCCATAATTCATCACTTTTACCTAATAAATATAAATCATATAGCCAATTAAATCCTTCTGGTGTAGATATAAATATACCTTTACCTTTTCTATCTGACAATGTAGGAGATAAATACATATCCCAAATTCTTGGTCTTACTTTAGCTGCTTCATCTATTATCAGTAAATCTAACCCTTCCCCAACAAGTGAATCAGGATTATCTGCCGATTTAGCTTCTACAGTTGTTCCCCATTTAAACTTTATATATCTTTCTTTTTCAGAAGCCCTAATAATGTCTTGTGATCGACCTTTGACCATTTTTTCCCATACTTCTCTAAACATTAAGTCAGCTTTATCATACGAAAGACCTACCAACCAAATCCGTTTGTCAGGCTGGGAGGCAAAAAAGGTCGCTTCCATAGCACTCGCAGTCGTTTTTCCAAATCGCCTCCCACAAACCATGACAAAAAACCTTGCAGAATCTTTTTCAGGAAAGTGCAATTTTCGTTGACCTTCGTGAGGTTTATAACCTAAATAATCGAACCATTTTTGCTTATAATTATTTAAATCTTGCATAATTCCACCTTTATAAGTTAAGTTACAATGTATGACAAACGCAAGATATAGTATTTTGCGATAACAAAAATACAACATATAGGAGGGCAGTATGTCCGAAGAAACTAAAGTATCAAATGAAACAGTTGTGGATAGTGGTACAGAGAATGTTACTCAAGAAACAGCTCAAAATGAGTACATAGCAGAAAGCAAGAAGTATAGAAAAAGAGCACAGGATGCCGAATCAAAGTTAGCTGATCTGGAAAAGAAGTTAGAATCTCAAGAAAATGCTAAATTAAAGGAAAAAGAAGAATTTAAAACTTTAGCTGAAAAATATGAAGCTCAAGTTAATGATCTTAATCCCTATAAAGAAAAATATGAAGGTTTAGTTGAACAGAGAAAAACTGCTTTATTAGAAAAACTACCTGAAGAGGATCGTGATAATTTTAAAAACAAAGACTTAGATGTGTTAGAATTTATGGTATCTAAACTTGAAACTAAAACTCCAACAGAACCACAAGCTCGTGCAACTGTTAAGGGCAGTAAGCCTGTTGAAAATTGGGCATCTTTAAAACCTGAAGAGAGAAGAAGTAGATGGGGTGAGATATTGCAAAATTTTAATAAAAAATAGAAAGTAGGCTTAAATGGCAAATAATATAACAGGTGTAGGTACAGCTAATACTGATGCTGATGCATTTGTACCAGAACTGTGGTCAGCAGGGGTACAAAACTACATTAAAAAGAAATTCGTTTTAGCGAATTTGACAAATGATGTTAGCTTTATGGTTCAAAATGGTGGTGACACTATTAATGTTCCTCGTGTTACTGAAAACACAGCTACAACAACAACAATATCTTCATTTACCGAAGGTACTGCTGCAATAGGATATGAAAGTCCTAACGACTCAACAGGAAGTTTAACTGTTGATCAAATGGCTTATTATGCAAGAATATATCCTGATATTGTAGAAATACAAGCAAATCCAGATCTATTAGCTTTACATACTGAAGCTATGGGTTTTGCAATTGGTAAAGCAATCGATTCACATATATCTTCATTACTAACTACATATAGTTCTGATTATACAGAACATTCTATGGCTGCTGATAATGCTTTAACTGCTGCTGAGTTAAAACTTTTAATTAAAAGTTTATATGCTGCAGGTATTGATCCAGCTGATGGTTATGTGTTAGCAGTAGGTGCTGAATTATTGCATGACTTATTAGGTATTGATCAGTTCGTTAATGCTGATTATGTAAAAGACCAATATGTATTCCAAAATGGATTACTAGGTTCTGTAATGGGTATGCCTGTCTATGCAACTAATTCAATAGCTGCATCTGATGGTACTGCAAATCATGTTGTAGGTTGCGTGTTTAAACCAAGTAACATTTTCTTGGCTTATTCACAAAAACCTAAAATGGTTTCACAATACTCTGTTGACTTCTTAGGTCACAAAGTAGCTACTCATGCATATTATGGTTCTTTAGTTGCTGTTCCAAAACAATTGGTTCAAATAACTAATCCGTAATAACTGATAGTTAATTAATTTATACAAGGGGGAGTTTTTCCCCCTTGTGTAAACAGGAGATTTAATGCAATATTTTAAAAGAAAAGATGGAAGTGTTTTTGGAAAATTAGATACGACACCTAAAGCACAAATAGACAAATATCTAAAAGATGGTTGTGTAAAGTGTGATGAAAATGGAAAAGAATTTAAAAAGCCTAAAAAAACTAAAAAAAAGAAATAAAGTTTTAATTTTGGGGCATAATGCTCTTGATTATAAGAGTGTTTTAAAATACCCTTTTAATTACGAAACAAAACGAGGATTGCATCCTCCTGCTCCAACTACTTTGCTTTTTGACAATTGGGAAGATTTTGATGGCGAAATAATAACTTGCCATTTTAAAAATTATAATTCTAAATTTGTTGTTGCAACAGAGCATTCACCAAGATTTCATAATAGTGGTGGAATCAAAGTGTCTAATTGCCCAGCATATAATAAAGATAACAAAGAAGCATTAAATGGTATGATTAATGCAGGTATCGATCCAGATCAATATTATTACATTGATTTACCTAAAGTTTTTGGGCATAAAGATAAAACTATAATGCTTTACTCTGGTTTATTTGCTCTTATTTTTGCTTGTATGATGGAATATGAAGAAATATATACTGCTGGATTAGATGGTACTATTTTAGGATATGAAGGCGGTTTTGAGTATACAGAAGAACATATAAATGCAATGAAAGAATTTGTAAGAACAGGAAAACATGATAAAGTAGGTATATTTGAAAACAAAAAACCTACAACACCTGCTGAATGGAGTGATTGGAAAGTGGTGGAAAACTATTCTAGCAGAATGCAAAATGTATTGGAATATTGTAATGACAAATATCCAAAAAGTAAAATTTATAAATCACATAAATTATCAAAGTTGAATGTTGAAATTAAAAAACCATTATGAAATCAAAAGGTAACACTATAAAAAATGGTAAAGGTGATAAATACAGGATTGCAATTAGCGATTCAAAGTATAAAGACAATTATAACAAAATATTTAAAAAAAAAGGCAAAAATGAGTTTAATAGACAGTATTAAAAAACATGAAGGTTATGTAGGTGTAGTTTATAAAGATTCTTTAGGTATTGATACTATAGGCTATGGATTTGCAATAAAAGATTTAGAGTTAGATGAGGACATCTGCCAGATCATTCTTGAACGAAAACTTAAAGCTTTACACGATATGGTTAAGATTAAGTTTGCTTGGTATATTTATATGCCACCTGAAATTAAAGATGTTGTTATGGAGATGTGTTATCAATTAGGTGTAGGTGGTTTTTCTAAATTTAAGAAAACTATATCCTATTTACAAAACAAGCAATTTCACGATGCTTCGGTAGAAATGCTTGATAGCCTTTGGGCGAAACAAACACCTAATAGAGCAAAAGAATTAAGTAATAGAGTAAAAGAGGTAAAGTAATTGTCAAAAGGTGTCGTTAAACGAGCTATAGTAACACCTGATAAACATTTTCCTTTACATGATCAACCAGCAATAAATGTATTAAAAAAGACTATAGAAATAGTCAAACCTGATGCTTATGTTGATTTAGGTGATGTAGGTGAATGGTCAGCGTTTTCAGCTTGGAAATATAAACGTAAAAAAGCACCACCTCTTGAGTTTTTAATAAAAGATTTTAAAAAAGATGTAAAAGATGTCAATGCTGGTATGGATCAGATTGATGAGTCACTTGACAAAGTGAATTGTAAGGAACGATACATCACAGAAGGTAACCACGATAATTGGTTAAATATGGCTGTTGAGAAATACCCTTACATACCTCAATATAAGTTTAAAAATGCAGTTAAACTTGAAGAAAGAGGCTATAAATATATTCCCTTTGGAAAACACTTAAAATTAGGTAAATTATACCTATATCATGGACATCAATATGGAGGTCAATACCATACTTCCAACCATTTGCGTAAACTTGGTTGTAATGTTATGTATGGACATTGGCACGATCTCCAACAAATGTCTGCTACCCATATGGATGGACCTAAGTCTGCTTGGAGTATCGGATGTTTAAAGGATATGGCAGCAGAAGCTAATGATTGGCTCGATCATAGAAGGATTAATTGGGCACACGCTTTTGCAATAGTAGATTTTTATAGAGGTGGATTGTTTACAGTCCACATTATACAGATAATAAATGGCAAAACTTCGTTGTGGGGTGAGTTAATAGATGGGAATAAGAAGTGATAATACCTAAAATACTTATAAATACAGTTGCTAATAAAATGGTTAAACATTTTAAGTTAGACAAAATTATGTCTTATGTATTTGAAGATAACGAATTAGACAAAGAAGTTGAGCAACTTAAAAAACGAGTTGATATGTTAGAAATTATTATAAAGGAGAAATAAATATGTTAGATTTTATATCAAACAATGTAGGATTATTAGTAGGCGGAACAGGCGGTGGAATTGTACTTTATATGCTTAAAAAAATACCAAATAAAGAGATTTGTGCTTGGGTAGAAGGAATTTGCTTTACAGCAGGTAGATTTATGACTTTAGGTTTAGCACAATGGAAATTTACAAAAGGAATATGGAATAAGACTGTAGAGCCTTATTTTATAGATCTGGTAGATAATTTTGTAGGTGGAGCATTAAGAGGGTTAATTAGAGGATTACGATCAGATAAATAATGCCTTACAAAAAAACAAAAGATAATCGTTTAGTTAATGAAGTCACTTTAGGTGATGGTTATCCTTTGTCGTATAATTTAAAACCATTAAAGGTAGGTGGTAAGACTTCTCCACTTGAGATGGCTTCTGCCTACCCTGATGATACTAATAATGCAAAAGTTAAAGTTGTAGGAGATTTAGAGGTTACAGGCACTATAATTAAACAACCTAAATTACATATATTAAATGGTGGTGCTTATAATACAGGAACATCAAAGTTTTATTTGCCACTTGTAGGTTATAATATAGAATCAACTTCTTATTTTGGCAGGAATGAATATCAAACTTTTGTTGCACCTTATGGTGGAATATTAAAAAAAGTAGTATTAAGAAGTGAAGCAGCATCATTAACAACTGTTGTAGGTTTTCATAAAAGCTCTACAGGAACAGAAATTCCTAATGTCACAGCTATAGAAGAAATAACAATTGAAATGGCTGTTGACGATACTGCTTATACAGCAGAATTTACAAGTGCAGCAGAATTTGTTGCAGGAGATATTTTAGCAATATCAGTGACACCTGAAGCAGCAGTCTATGATTTAATTTGGACAGCAGTTTTTGAATATAAAGGAGTTTAAATGGGAAGTTTAGCAGGAAAATCGCCAAAAGATACATATAAGAGTTTATTAAAAGTAGCAGATGAAACAAATGGCGTTTCTACTTCATCTTCACAAATAGAAGATGGAGAAGGCACAGCTACTTGTTTAAGTGTAAGTGATGATACTTTGGTTGTTCAGCCACAAAATGCTT